AAGGATTATCTGAAGAAATTTTATTATCAGAAGAAAATTCTGCCAATATAAAAGTACTTGGAAAGAAATATGCAAAACTGCTTCAAGAAACTAGAAAGAATGAAAAAGTTGAAGAAGAGAAACAAATAGATTTTGATAGTAAAGTTAGAGATATTGTATCAGGATTTGTTGGAGAATTATCAAAACTTACATTTACATTTTTAAAGACGGAATTAATAAAAGAGGTTACTGAAACCCAAATAGAAAAAAATACAGATTTAATAAAGGGATTATTAAAATCTTATAAAGAAAAACTCAAGGCTAAAAGAGATGAATTGATAAAAAAAGAACTTTCTGATACTATTGGAGAAATTATTTTAAATCATGAAGGAGAATTAGAGAAATTAACGGTTGTATATTTAATCAGAGAACTTGTCAAAAAGAATAAAAAAGGGATTAACATAGAATTTCTTGAAGAAAATAAGAATATGGTAAGAGACTTAGTAAAAGATTACAAGCAACAACTTAATCATAAAATTAAAGAATTGACACAACAACTTAATGGTAAAGGAATAACAAAAGATTTACCAAAAAATATAAAAGATTTAAATAAATTATTAGTTGCACCTACATGTGATCCTGATAATGGTAAATTTTGCGACGAAGGAAAAGCATGTCATGTAGATAATAAAGTATGTATAGACAAAGAAGATATACCAGAAGATATACCGTATCAAAAAACTATACAGGGAAATCTTTTTGTTGGAAGTAAAGAAATTATTAAAAGATTAAAAGAATCATTAAAACCTAAAAAAGTCTTACTGGAGGTAAGACTTCCATCTTCACCTTTGTTATCTGGTCTAAAACCATCACCACCACAGGTAGTTCAAGAATCTCCAGAAGTAGTTCGACTAGTATCACCTCCACCACCATCACCATCACCTCCACCACCATCACCATCACCTCCACCACCATCACCATCACCTCCACCACCATCACCATCACCTCCACCACAGGTAGTTCAACCATTACCTCAGCAACAACCATTATTACTATCACCTCAACTACAAGAGGTAATTTTACAAGAATCTCCTGTTAACGTTTCTTTATCTTCTAAAAATAAACCTGCTCCAGAATTAATTGAAACATCTGACTCGGATGTTGAATCATTAATAGACGAAGATGAGTTTTTAGAACAGAGAAAACAATATAAAAAATATTCAGACATTTCAAAGGCGTTAAATGAATGTATTGTTCAGACATTATTAAAAGTATATTAAGAATAATTATATTCAAATTATATTCAAATTATATTCAAATTATATTTTAATTATATTTGATAATATAATTAAAACTTTATTTGTTCTTCTATCAAGTTAAAAAAATCAATATATTCAAATTTTTCAAACATTGGCAAGCTATTATCCTTTATATAAGACTTAATCTCAAATATCGTGTCGTATATAATATCATGTATTTTATTATTATGATTAATCTTTTTGTTTATGATGTCGAGTTCCTGGGTATCAAAATCATTTTCTTCCGCTATATCGTTTTTTTCTAATCTATCCATTTTAGATTTATATTATTATCTTTTTAGAGCTATTATTATAAATAAAGACACAAAAATTATCAAATAATATGTCTTTTTTATACTTTAGACGTTTATTTTTTAAATTATTAATTAAAATATTAAACATATCCATTAAATAATCATAATAATTATTATACCAATTATTATAATTAGTTATATTTAATATATCTGACTGACTCATATATTATTTAATTAATTATTCTAATTCTTTATATTCATCTTTAAGTATTTCATCCAAGTCATCTTCATCATCCTGACTATCTTCTTCATTCTGTATAGAAGCTGGTGATAAAGATATATTAGATATATTAGATATATTAGATATATTAGGTTTCATAATCAAAAACTCAAATCCCATTGATGAAGTCTCTTCTCTTTCTTTTTTATAATTTGTTGTATCTAATTCTAATATATCACTTTCTCTATCTGATCTATTATTTTTCTCTTTATAATTTTGATATACCTCTGGATATGTTTTGGGAATCTCTTGATGTGTTTCTACAGGTGTTTGAGGTGTTTGTGGAGGTGTTTGTGGGATTGTTTGAGGAGATATTTGTGGGAAATATTTACTATTTTGATTCATTTGGTTCATTTGATTCATTTGATTTTGGTTCATTTGATTTTGATTCATTACATTTTGATAACTTGAAGAGTTAACCTTGTCAAGAAATTCATTTTGTTGTCTTTTTAGAGATGATATATTAGATTGAACTACTGTACTAAATTCATCCATTTTTTGATTGATAATTAATTTTTGTTGAGCAGTCATTGCTTCAAGTAGATTTATTTTTTGATTGATGAATTGTTGTTGATTTTGAATGGAAGTATCTATTGTACTTACTTTTTTATCTATAGTAGATTCGATATTTTCTATTTTTTTATCTGTCTCTTTTATTTTTCTATAGAGTAGATATGAGACAATTAATGATACTGTAAAGAAAAAAAAGAGAGCAATTGTTTTTATATCCATTGAGTACATAAAGTTAAATTTATTATTAGTATTATTATTAGTATTATTAGTATTATTATTAGCATTATTATTAGCATTATTATTAGTATTATTATTAGCATCAGATGATTGAGATATATTAACAGATTGATTTTTTACAGGACTTGCCATAATTTTAATTATTTAAATAATTAAAAATCTTTAAGCGTTAAATAAAATTTCAGTATAGTTTTTATTGGAAGAAAGTGTTCTAATCTTTTCATCAAAGGTTTTGATCAACTCAAATAGTTCTTTCTTTGTTGATATATAATAGACATAATTATTAAATTCTTTCAATTCCTTCTTATAATTTGATATTGTTTCAGAAGACATTTCTGGCTTTGTAGTTGAAGCAAATGTGTGATGTTTCATAGCATTATTTAGATTAGAAATTCTATCATAAAACTCTGTACATACTCTTTTTTCTTCGTCATCATAATCTGATGTCGTTTTTAGATAGTTGTAAACATTGTCATCAAGAGAATCAAAGAAGGCTTTTTTAAGACTCAATAAAAAGTCATTAACAGACTTGTAATATTGAGTATTTTTAAAGAGTGATAGATCAATCACAATATCATCGCTGAATTTTATAGAACTTTTATCCCATGTTTCATGATTATATCTTGTATAAATATAGTTACCTAAAAAATGTATAAATACATCATATTCTCCTCTTATATCAAGAATATAATTTGAGTTAGATATTTGGTTATATACCTGAAGAAATTTTGTAAATTCATTAATCATTTTATCTCTATATATATCTTTTAGTGTACTCATTTGAGGATGTTCTGACATTTTTATATATTTATATTTTAAATATATCTTTAAAAAGTAATATAAGTAATAAAAATGTCATCTTTGAAGGTTATTAGACTTGAAAATAACTCTTATATTCCTAAGAGAGGAACTGAACATTCGGCGGGATTGGATCTATTTTCTCCAATTGATACCACTATTCTTCCATCTGAGCGTATGTTGGTTAAACTAAATATATCAATAGAGTTACCACATGGAACATTTGGTCATATTCTTCCTCGTAGCGGACTTGCTTTAAAGAATGGTATTCATATTGGTGCTGGAGTAATTGATTCCGATTATAGAGGAAATGTTGGTGTGTTATTGTTTAATTTATCTGATCAGCCTTTTAATATTGTTAAGGGAGACCGTATTGCTCAGATGTTGATTCAAAATTATGTTATTCTTGAACCAGAAGAGGTTAGTACATTTATGTCTTCTACAGAGAGGGGTGTAGGAGGTTTTGGAAGTACTGGTAATTAAAAGATTGGTGTAAAATTAAAGTTTAAGAATTCAAATAATTCTTTTACAATGTCGTCGTGAAAACTTTTTCTGTCTAAGGTCTTGAGCATATTAAAATCTTCTTTTTTACAAGAATATTTATGTCGTCTTAATAATTGATAGAGTATATATTGTGTGTTAATAAAACTTTTTCTTTCTATTTTTCCAGTAAATTTAAATTTCTTATCGTAAAGATTAGAAATTTTATCAAAGTCTTCCATAAGTTGATTTTCTAAATATGATATGTCATCTACCTTTTTTCCTGTCATTTTATGATATATTAAAATAACATCTTCATAATGTTTGGACTGACCATTTTCTTTTAGAAATAGTAAAACGTGTTCCTTTGTAATATTTTGGAATCTTATCTTTTTGCAAGTGTTTTTCTCTCCCAATAGGCCATGACGATCAAATTGTTCTTCAAGATTTTTAAATACATTTTCATCTATTGTAGAGTTTTGTTTCCCTTGAAATTGATTAATACAGTCTTTGAAGTGTATTTTTCTTTCATAAGAATACTTACTTGACATGTTGATACGAGATATATCTTTATAGCTTAAAGATTTATAAGATTTTTCTTCTTGTTTACCACAGTTCTCACATATTTCAAGATTTTGTTCTTGTTGATTTATAAAACAAGAGAACCCACAAGAGCAATTCTTTTTTTCTACTTTTTTATTTTTTTCTATAATGTCTTCAAATTCTTTATATTCTATATCATATTTTCTTAAAATGTCTATATAAGAGTTAGATAGCTCATTAGATGGTTTTTTTGATTTTCCCATAAATGATATTTTATTTGGAATGAGATATTTATGTTGTTCGATAAGATCAGAAAAGTCCATAATATAAAAGTTTTGAATTATATTGATGTTTTCAATGTCTTCTTTTTGTTTATTTAATTTATTTATTTTTTCATTGATATCTCTTATCACATGTAATGATATATTTTCATTTGTTTTTTTTATCTCATTTAGATCTTGGATTTGAGTATCAATATTTTTAATATCTTCCTTTTTTTTATTCCAAGCATCTCTTATCTTTTTATCTATACTAAATATATCAATTTCCATCCAATTTAAAATTTAATATCTTTTTAACTTTTATTTGATTTTTTTTTCTCTTTTAGAAAAAAAAATTGAAATTTAAAAAAAAAATCTCGTCTATAATAAAAATGGCTATATGTACATCTAACTTGACTTCCGGTTTTATCGATCTTGCCACTTATGACGAACAAGAGAAATACTTGTATGGTGGCCCCGACGCTGTTGCTTATTTCGTTAGAGAAATTCGCAAGGCTACCTGGTTCACTCAGGTACCAGTCTGTCTAAGTGCTCGTTCTGGTCAACCCCAGTTCGGTCAGCAGTGGTCAGTCTCTATCTCACGTGCTGGTGATTATCTCTTGTATACTTGGTTGCGTGCAACCCTAAATTCTGTTACTGCTGCTACTGCAAATAACACATTGGCTTATAATCCAACTTGCAGTGGTGTAAATCCCCATATCTCTGGCGCCCAACCAGGTGCTCATGTTCTACGTTGGACCCGAAACTTGATGCATAATCTTATCTCTGAATGCGCTATCACTTTTAACGATTTGGTTGCTGCTCGTTTTGACAACTACCACTTGGATTTCTGGAGTGCCTTCACTGTTCCAGCTGGCAAGCGTAATGGTTACAACAATATGATTGGTAACGTCGATGCCCTAACTAACCCAGTAGCATTGGCCTTCCCATCTATTGCTCAATGCTTGGGTTCAACTAACAATGCCATTAACGGTGCAAGTGGATTGATAAATGTTAACGCAAATGGTCAGCAGGTTCTACCCGCTGCTACTCTAAACTTGCCACTACCATTCTTCTTCTCGCGTGATTCTGGTTTGGCTCTACCCACTGCTGCTCTACCATACAATGAAATGAGAATTAACTTTGCCTTTCGTAACATTTACGATCTATTGACTGTTGATACCTACACTGCAGTTGGTGATGTTGATGCAGTTGGTGATTGTGGTTACTGGACTTCACGCCCAGCTCAGCAATCAGATTTGGCTACCAGCGCTGATGCTGTTATGGGCCCAGTTAACGTATGGGCTAACTATGCTATCGTATCCAATGATGAGCGTAAGAAGATGGCTTGCGCCCCTCGTGATATCCTAATTGAACAGGTACAGACTGCTCCAGTCCAGAACTACAACCCAACTACCTCTGCCCCAATTGATATTCGTTTTTCACATGCCATCAAGTCTCTATTCTGGGCTGCTCGTAACATCACCAACCCTGCTTCTTGGTCTAACTACACTACCAGTCAACAGTTGCCCCTTGGACCAATTGATTGCGTATCAGTTGATAACACTATGTTTGGTGTTGTTGATTTTAACTCTGGTGTTGATCCAATTGCCAGTACTTCTCTCATCTACGAGAATACTCAGCGTCTATACCAGATGGGTTCAGACTACTTCTCGCTTGTTAACCCATGGTACCATGCTCCAGTCATCCCTCTCGAGACTGGTTACCATCTCTATTCCTACTCACTTGACTTCTTTGCCATAGATCCAATGGGATCAACCAATTACGGCAAGTTAACAAATGTGTCAATTGTCCCACAAGGATCCAACGATGCAGTCAGTTCACAGCAGTCTTTGTCCAACCCATCAGGTGGTTCATTTACTGGTGATCTACTACCAGTTGCTCCCCTACAAGGAGCTGTAACATCTGGTTATGCTGCCAAATACTGCTTCATCACCACCGCTGTTAATAATAATATTATTCGTATAAGCGGAGGCGCGTTAGGCTTTCCAGTCTTATAGATTGTATTTCAACCACAATTATACTTCAAAAAAAAGAAAAATATTTTTTGTATTTATCACAAAAAATATAAGAATAATATTTCGAAATAAATTCAAACTAACAAGTTACTTGAAATTTTTTCTCCTTTAATAAAATTAAAAAATTTTAAGTTTAATTTTTCATCGTAAATCATAACTTTCAAATTATATTTTTCCAACGTATTTTTAAACTTGGCATAATTTTGATCAAGATTTATATTGTAAGTATAAACTGACTTTACTTCAACAATAGTATCAATAGACTTTATATACATATCTGGTGAATAAATATGATATTTATTATCTGTATAAATATACTCAATTCTTGGAACATCTTTTCCAAAACATAAATCATCTTCACAAAATTCTCCTAATAAATAATCAATAGCATACGGTTCCCATCCTTGTACATATATCTTTTTTCCAGATAGAAATTCATATAACTTAGTATTTTTACTCTTTGCTATCTTATCAAAAACAAGAGGATATTGAGAAGCATTTCTTACACCGTATCTTTTCATACAAGTATCTTCATATTTTCTAACTTTACAATTTTCAGAGCACTTCTTACCTC